TCTTGAGATCAGACACCTTATCGGTACCAATGATGTCATTGTAGATCTTCCAGGCTGCATCACTCATCTGAGCTTTGGTGTACCTGAATCCATCAACCACAGCATCGAAGTTACCAGTAGCACGAGTGCCTTCAGCTAGGTCTTCAATAAGGTTACGAGATACAGCATTACCCTTACTAAGGTCGTAATAGGCACGCTCAGATAGGATAGGAGCTGGTGTACCGCTAGTTGTACCAAGCTTAATAGCAGTAGTATCAGCCATGTTCCTAGCGATATTACCAGGAGGAATGCTAAGAGCAGCAGTAGAGCCTTCTGGGAACATGTTAGGAGTGACCATAGGATCAACACCAGCAACCCCTTCAGGATCGTCCATAAGGCGCCCCTTACCTACCTCATCGATCTGACTATCACGGCTTACCTGTTGACGCTCTACAAACGATTCCAGGGGGCTCTCAGTGAGATCTGATGCACCTGTGTTGACGTACTGTTGGCTGAGTTTACCAGACTCACCATCAAGTGCCTTGATTTGGCTTTGCAGTTCACTAATTAGACCTTGTTGTGTAATAAGTGTTTCTGGATCAATAGCAGGTGTAGCGGCTACCTGATCCAGCTGTTGCTGTAGGTCCATGCGTCGTGTATCGATCTCAGACAACCGAGTAGCAGTAGCAGGATCAGCGTTGACCAGCACTTCAGAGGACATAAACTCCTTAGCTGCTGTATCATTTGGTTTGAACCAATCCATTACACCACGACCAGCAGCAGCAGAGTAACCGATGATATCACCAATAATACTAATACCAGCTGATTCGTAGATGTTCTTCTGGCGCCTTGCTTCAGGAGAGTCAGTGTCCTTTACTACAAGGGCATCAGGAACTGGCAGCCACGGAGCTGCTTCTTTCACAATCGTCGATACTGTATCTCCTTCAGATTGGTCACTAATAGCATTAACAGCAACATCACCAGCAACGTTAATGCCAAGTGCAGTAAGACCACGTGCAACAGCACTACCAGTCATACCAGCAGTAGCAACACGTGATGCAGCACCAACACCAATACTAGGCACAAGGACAGAAGATACTTCCCTTACCTTTTGGAAGGCAGGATTCTTAAACTTTGTCTTAGCATCCCAAGCATCATCAATCCATTCAGCACCTGTAACACGACCAATAGTCTCTAGCCCAAAGTCAATCATACCCATACCAGCTGCTCCAAGTCCCTCAAGGGTACGTTGAGCATAGGTACCAAGGTCCTCACCAAGAGTAGCATTAGGGTCACCGCTACCATAGATGAAACCACTGCCACGATTAAGAGGCTGTTGTGGTTGCTGTTGACCGCCACCAGTAAGTTGTTGAATGGCTTGCTGTTGGGGAGACTTAACAGGTTGTACATTACCAGCAGCTTGGTTTTGAGCTGGTGTAGCCTCCTGATACATTGTCTCAGGAGCATTTGTCTGAGGATTATACCTAGGAGCTTCTGATTCTAGAGCTTGATACTGAGCCTCCTCCTCAGCTAGGATACGCTTCAGTTCTTCTTCGTCAACATAGGGGGATTGTGTCATACTGATTTACCGTGTAAGAAACTGAAACGCCGTCCATCCGGCAATTGAATAACAACTTTGTGGCCATGTGCAGTTGGAGTTTTACTAATAACTCTAGCTCCATTTTTAATAAAAAGTTTAGAACCTTTGGCAGTGGGGTAATCAATACCATGAGACCCACGTGCTACGTGTTCATCAAAGCTATCCCCTCTTCCAGGAAGTCTCCTTTTAAGATCACCAAGGCTAATACGCCCAAACTCTGGATCTTGAACCTCGACAAAATTATCAAGCGCATTCTCAGCAAAGCGTTGTCGATTTTCCTGTTTAACATCTAAGTGTTCTCCAGTAGAAGTCGGGCCAATATCGCCTGTGATGTAAGCAAGTGTAGGACGCATGAATGCTTGGTTACGTGCAGGCGCAGCTGCGGGCTTATATGGTTGATCCACATTAACACCCATCTGCTGCATAACACGTATAATCTTACTAGGATAAGCAGCTTCACCGCCAGCATAACCGCCAGCAGCAATTGCTTCAATAGCTTGACGTGGAGTCTGAGCCCTTGACAATCCAGGAGCATACCTAGGATCAGTCATGAGGTTCATGAAGTCCTTAGCAGACTCAAGAGGAGAAGCATAATCCCTCCAGTAGGAACCGTTCTTTTGTGTACCTTGGCCAGGACGTGCTTTAATATTAAAGACATTGTTTTTACCTGAGGTATACTTACCCCAGCCACTTTCCAATGCCCACATAGCAGCCATTACCTGTGGGAATTTAAACCCAGATGCAGTACCAAGAGACTGTACATCAGTAAAACCACTATTGCCTGTACGTACAGTAGCAGGTGCATTGCCGCTACCAATGATAGCTGTATTAAGACGATCCTGAGTAAGGGGTTGTCCTAGAATACTACGCAATACAGGGTCATTGATTTGGTTTAGTTGATCCCTAAATCCAGGCTTCACTCGTTGTGTAAGTCCTGCCGCATTAAGCTGCGCATTAAGTAGATCCGTAGTAGTAACACCTGGTTGTGATCTTTGTAGGATATTTAAGACTTCAGGCATCGAAAATGGTTTACCACTAGCAATCCTATTATCAATGTCCTTAAGAAGAGCAGGGCTTACCAGAATTTCTTCATTAATGATGTTGCGATTGGCATTAAAGCGGTTTACAACATCTTTTGTATTGATGATATCAATGGCAGCCGGAGCATTAGCGTGCTTACCAGGTGTAAAGGATCCATAGAAAGCCTGTGTTTTCTTAGCCGAAGCAGATCCAACAACAGTGAACCTACCAGTCTGCTTTTCAATCGCAGTTAGTACGTCATTACGCGCTTGAGCAGCTGCAGCACTAGGCTCCATCGTCTCAGCGTATTCCTTAAATCTTTGGGTGTACAAGTTATACGCATAAGCAGATGCACTACGTAGGCTGTAGTGAGCAGTACGATCAGTACTATCACCAATCAAATTTTTCTTGAGTGCAGCAGTCAATTCCTCCTTAACTACTTTTGGATCAATACCAGCACTAGCCCTACGATTGTCTAAATCTTGTGCTCTGTTAACCCAAGCTTCTTTTACCTCGGGAGGAACACCAGGTTGGTATACATCCTCTGTAGTGAGAGTTCCTAACTGGTACGCTTCACGGAAAGTTTTAGTCCAGAAGTCAGTATTCTGTTGTTCAGTAGTGAAGGCAAGGTACGCTTGGAGACGATCAGTGTTGATACCCTGTGTTTTACCCTCTTTGATAATAGACTGAAGAGTTTCTTCATTGGGATTATTATTCTTTACCCAATCAAGTAGCTGATCTTCTTTACGCTTATTCTCACGACGCTCTTGGGCTTCAATGAGTTGGAATTCAGACTCTTGGTCTTTTTGTCTAGCATTCTTCAGATCATCAAGGCGGCGAGGGAATCGGTCATACCAACTACCTTGGTCTGTCTGTGCTTCTTTGAGCATACGCTCAACATCAGCATCAGAGTAACGAGTAGTATCAGCCAGTTCTTTATAGATAATATCTAGTGCTTCAGCATTACCGACTGGTGTTACACCATCTTCCCTGTAGCTACGTGCGGAAGTTCTAAATGCTTCAGCAAGGCTCTCTCCAGTCTTTGTGCGAGACATACCACTAAGTGCATCATCACGCATCATGGATGACTTATTGACTACATCTGACTTCCTAGCAGCCTCAATGTATGAACCATATACTCCCCTCATCTTCATAAGGGCAGGTGCCATGAAATCAGCACTTAGTCCGAAGACACCATTCTCTTTAAGGAATTCACCAAAGATGGTTTGCATTGCTGCTGTACGCTCTGGTGCAGTAAGCGCCTTCATCTCATCTAGTTTGGCTTGAGCGTAACCAGGGAACTCAGCAGTGATGATCTCCATGTGAGCTTTAAGGCGACCATAGTCACGTGCCTTATTGCCACTCAATAGACTGGTAACAACAGTAGGATCTACTCCCCTTGATTGAAACCCTTCAGCAATTTGATCTTGTGCTTCACCACTCTGCTTAAGCAGTGATTCAGCACCAGCTACTGCTTGTTGACGTTGTGGTGATAGACCGCCTGTAGCTACTTCCATGTAGCCAGCTAGCATATCAGACTCATCTTTAGCTTTACGGTATTCAGTAAGGCCTTCGCTGAGTGTTGTGCTGAATTTAGCTAAACTTTCAAACGTAGCTTCTACGTTCTTACCACGCTGTAGCTCACTTTGGATTAGTGTTTGAGCATTCTTACCAATAGCTTCCTGACGTTTTTCAGAAAGCTTTCGCTCCCACTGATAGTTTTGATCGCGATCTCGTGCTTCGATACTAAGCTTACGCTCAAGACCTGCACCATACTCGTCTCTAACCTGTTTAATGTCCCTACGGTTCTCTTCCATACCACGTATGATACGGCTGTCTCGTTCTTGCATTCTAGCAAGACCTTCCGTAGGTGCTTTAATAGGATCGAAACCTATACTCCGGGCGTACCCTCTGTAATTTACTTGATCCATTTATACTTAGCGGATTGATTAAAAACCAAAATCTAGTGACATATTTCTAGCAAAGTTACTAGATCCAAGTGATCCAAGATTACTTGCACTAGATGTATTACCGATATTAAAATTGTACTTACTGCCACTACCAATAGCTCCAGCAATGCTACTTAAACCTTGAGTAGCTGCTCCCATCCATGAACCAGTAGATGATGCCATAGCACCTTTAACAGGCTTAGGACCAAAGTCAAACGCTTTAGGTTTACGTGGCTTGAGGTACTCAGCACGTGGTGTAGTAAGAGGTTTGGGTGGTTGTGGGAGACGATCAGGACGAAGCATACGGCTAGCTTCTGCTGCAAGATCTGCACCAAACTTATCGTTAGCAATCTTACGCAAGGCAGATGATGTATCAGCCTTAGCACTCAACAGTGACTCAGCAAGGATTGCCTGGTTACGACCAAGAGCAGCAAATTCAGCTTGCTCCATCTTCTCTGCACTTCTACCTTGCTGACCTTTAACAGCAGCAGCTCCTTCAGACTGTAGTGCCTTGATGACAATATCTTGGTTCTGGAATGCCATCTCTTTCATGGTGTCTTCCAGTTTACGGTACTCAGCTTCATTGGCGGCAGCTTGTGCCATCTGGTTGAAGGTTAGCTGCTGACCGTAGATCTGCTCAGACTTAGCGTATTGTTTCATCTGAGAAGCATACTCAAAGTCTTGAATCTTTAAGTTATACTGCCAATCTTGGAGATTAGTGGCATCCTTAAACGCGGCTAGAGTCTCCTCGTTTTGTTCATTAAGACGCCACTGTTTGGTACTGTGACGCCAATCAGCCATGGTACTACGTCTACCATAGCGCCAAGCTTGTGTACTATATTTATGTTGGGCATTGATAGCAGCATTCTGTGCATCAGCTTCAGCCTGACCACCTAGGCCGCCCATAACGGCACTACCTATCCCAAGGATTGCGCTAATTGGATCAAATGCCATAATTAAGACCTCCTATAGAAGCCAGGTGAGTATTGTCCCTCCCACTGCATAGACACAAGACTAACAGGGAACGGAGTATTTGAAGTTACTTTCATTGTATAGTTATCTGGCCTCTGGTAGATAGGAACTTTATAAATGTAGGCATCACGGAATGGTGAGGTATTAGCTGTATAGAAATCAGCAATCTGTGCACCACCAATGCTAGACCACTCAGGTCTACTGCGATCCCTAATACTAAAATAAACATCGCCACCTAGTCCTGTATAGAATGCCATACGGGATGTAGTGGTAACAGCAGTAAAGTCAACACCTGCTTGACCCATAGAGTAGTAGTACCTAGGGAGTGTTATCTCCATGTTGTACTCATAACCAACATAGATAAAGTTACCTGTAACATCACCAGGAATGGTGAAGTACGTACCACCACCGTCAGTTGCTAGTACAGCTACATTAGTATAACCAGATTGTGTACCAGGACTACCTGCTTTAAGTAGGCCAACCACAAACCTGATAACCTTAGTGGTATTAAAGTATGTCGGTAGGTATACCTTAGTAACACTAGTGATGTTACTATAGCTAGGTGCAGTCGGTGGTACAGGAGACACCATAGTATTATCAGTTACCTCACACCATGAATCCAGGTTAGGATCAACAGTATTGCCAAGGCTATTGATAAGACCACCAGTACTAGGAGCTAGCACCAGTTTGTACTGTGATATTGTGTAGCCTTCAGTACCACTAGTAAGTACGTATAGTACATCACTTTGAATGGATGTATGGATAACATTAGATGGCAGCAACCACCTAACCCAGGCGGCCATCACACGCTCGTCTGACTGCTCATAGTACCTATGGAGGTACATATACCCGGAGGTCCTACCAGAGGCCACCCACAGGCCATTCTGGGCGCTTCCTACAGTCTCTGTGATGCTCTGTGGCATCCACTCAGGTACAACCTTTGTGGTCTCAGTAACAGTAGGTGTCTCCCTTTGACCTCTAACAAAGATCTCAAAGGCTCTAGACCAGCTCTGGTTACGGCTAACATACAGTACAGTGGAACCTAGATCAACTGGCTTAATGTGCCTATCACACTCGTAGTTAGCAATGGTGCTGATGGAGCAGTTAGCAGGTGTCCATGCACCATTCTCTGCTTCCATTAGGAACTGCTGACTATCACTAAACAGCAGCAAACCTTGAGTAACTGGTACGACTGAACGAACAATAGCTGGTTTAATACTTGCACAGCTAAGATCAATAGGATCAGAGACTGTTACAGTAGTAGCTGATTTGTGGTAGAAGTTATAGTAGTCCCCAGCTTGAGACATGGAGACGTTATCTTCAGTCAGGAATCCAAGCCTATTGTTGAATAGGAAGATATCCTGAATGGTGTTATTAACAAAGGTAGGGTGGCTGTTTGATTCCTCATCACCAACCAAGCGTGGCTCCCATAGCAGCGGAAGGCTGTTAATGGTCTCTGAGCCGTCCAGGAAGGTGGCTCTAAACGTAAGAGGACTAACACTAGTGCGGATCAAGGCAATGGGCATTGTAGCCTCATTTACACCGGTACTGACGTTAGGTGCAATAGTCTCTTCCCAATAACCTTTACCACTTGATCCATCATCTGCAACAAACCTAAGGTAGAAGTCATCTTGACTTGCGTTAGTATTGTTGATCTTAACGACTTGGTTGTGCTTAGCTTGCTCAGGTAGACGTGCAAAGGTATCTACTGAATCTTGGAAGACACGAAGATCCTTACCAGTAACACCTGCAAAGCCAGACACATTAGTATCTGCACTAAAGGTCAGGTAGATAGTGTTATCGATGATGGTCTTGGTAACGAAGCCACCTGTAATAGCAGCAGAGATACCAGCAGTGATATCACCAATACGTAGGTTACCGCCACCAGCAGATGGAGATGTGTACTGATAGGTAGTGCCATTAATGGTAACACTATACAGAGTACCATGCTCAACACCAGATACAACAATAGTGGCTTGCCTTTTGAAATTATAACTAGGGGCTGCCTTAGCAGTTACAACCTTCTCACTGTTGACGATATAGGTGAAGTCGTTAATAGTGAGAGTTTTGATGCTACGATAGTCTGTAGCAGTTAGGTAGCTTTCAATAGATGCTTGCTTACCAGCTGGAAATGTAACACTACCAGCAAGACCTGTAAGTAGGTTCCAGACCCTGATAACACCAGCAGAAGAGACAGTAGCAATATACTTCTCTTGGTTATCTCTAAACATACTGAACCATGCAGCTGTATTAGCTGTGTTAGCAGTTATGCTTGCCAGTCTACCAAGGAACTTACCACCAGGTCTCTTGAGCATACCAAGCGTAATATCAGGGTAGCAGTTAAGAGCATCTTTAACTTGACCCAACAGCATCTTCTCATCAGCCTGTTGAGAGATACCACCGATGAAATTAGGAATACGTTGAGATACTGAAGTCATCGTGCAAGAGCCTTAAATGGTTTATAGCTGCTGTAGAATCCATCACCTTGTTTGAAGCCAAACATAGTGTAATCACCCTCATTGCATTCATACTCAAGACAGTTAGACCTACGCCATGTCTCGAATGATGCAAGGGCTTGGGTAAGGTTCACATCACCAACAAGACGAATGGCACAACGTGTAGCAGCTCGTGATGTAATGTAGTCCCTAAAGACTTGAGGGAGATCAATGAAGTCATAATACCAGACTACATCAACATCATAAGTCTTGGTTGTATCCCATACATCAGTATGGTTGATCTTATCGTACAGCCTACCATTCCTAATAACAGTATCATAGTTACTATTAGCAATGGTATCACTAAGATCAATTTGTAGCATACTGCCAGTCAATGACAGGTAGCCGTTAGTATCAGGAGTAAGTGGGTACTCAACCTCTCGGTTAAATGTCCACCCCTCTGCCTGTACCTCCCGAGAGACTTGCATTAAGGTCTCGTAAGTAATTGCAACTTCCGGGTTGATTACAGCTTCGACAGTAGTACCATCTTCATACGTGATGGTCTGTGCCTCGATGGTGGTAACAGGCGCCTGACCAATAGACGCCAGAATTTCATTAACAGCTTGTAGCTCAGCCTGAGCGTTATTGGTATACGGCATAATGATGACGTTATAAAAAGATTAAAAAAAAGGGACCCTCGAAAGGATCCCCGTTAGAACTAATTAAGCAGCAGTACGGCTAGCGTCAAGTGCCGGAACATCCGACTCAACACCAGAATAAGAAGTACGAAGACACTGAGTCTCCGAGAACACGCCAGAGGCGGTTGCACCACCATGGGTGCGGGATACCGAGCGACGAACAGCGTGGTTGTCAGAGACAGCCAGGTTGCCGTTATCAGCATAGGTAGAAGCGTAGGCGCCAGTTACGGTGCGGGTAGCGAAGTTAACGTTACCAGCAACACCGTTACCGCTAGCACCAGCAGCAGTAGAAAGATTAGCCATTAGATAGTACCTCAGTTGGTATAAGAAACAGTGTCAACACGGAAGGTTGCAGCAGTTGTACCAGCAACTGACAGCACATCACCAACGCGATAGCCATCACCACCAGCAACAACAGTCTGGCCAGTTACAGCACCACTAGTTACAGTGGTAGTGATGGTACAGCCAGAGCCATTGATGTTATCGGCAGTTGTGGTTTTACCGGTACCAGCAGTTTGGCCAGTACCACCAGATGTACGAGTTACACTGACAACCGTACCACCTTCACGGCCAGGCTCAATAGGAGGACGCATGTAGGCAGTTTCACTAGTAGTGACACCTACACCGTCAACAAGTGCGAATCCCATTAGCTATCTCCTTTATCAGGAGCGAGCCGACTGCAGCTCAATAGCAGCAGCGGGGTTCAGGGTACCGCAGCCCATAGCCAGACGACCAACGATCAGGTCACCCTGGTACATCACGGAGACATCACCAGAGGTGGTCTGCACGGAGGGAGCAATAGCTTCCACAACACCAGCGGCATCCTTGTAGTAGATCAGACCACAGTGGGTGCTGAAGTTACCGGAGTAATCGTTGTTCTCACCGTTGACGGAAGACACGTTACCAGCCAGGAAGGGCAGGTTGTTGGAACGCTTGATAGAGATACCAGCGATCTCATACAGGCCCTCACCAGACTGCAGGTTACCGTTGGTGTTACCATAGTCACGGTTGAGGATATTCGAGTCGACCTGCGACACAAGTGCGTAGTACTGACGCGGGGACAGCACAGCGGTACGGCCTTGCTTGGGCAGGTTCTTCTCATCGAGAATAGAAGCAGCCTCGAAGAAGCTATCGACCAGGGCTTGAGCATCATACTCTTTGTTAGCACCCAGTTGGATCACAGAACCGCCGGGCTCAGGACCAGGAGCGGCAGTGATAGGATGGGCTTCACGAGCAGCCTTAGCGATCTGACGGAAGATCTTCTTATCATACGCCTCTGCGAGAGCGTAGCCAATCTTCTTGGCGATCTCAGAACGCAGGGAGT